TAGAAATTCTATTGGCAGACTTCATACAAATGGTTGCACCACGGATTGGCTTAGTGAAAAAGGAAATGCCAATTTAATTTATCCAAGTTGTTATATAAAACACGAAGAAATGCAAGTTCATTCTTATGACAAGATTAAGCGTAAATTTGGTGAAGAATCACAAGAATTTAGATATTACAAAAATGTTTATGAATATTGTAAAGAAAATGGCGTAGTACGTTTTGAGCAGAAATTAAAATCAAGATATTTACAGCGTGAAAATTTATGTTATTGGGGTATCAGTGATTTTTCTAAGCTAGAAATAATACATCAAGGATTTATTGATATGTATAAAAAATTAAATGTTAGCGAAATTAAATTAGAAACCATAGCAGAGCAATTAGTATCAAATGGAGTTGTTGATTCTTTAAGAAAAGCTAACACATCAGCTTTTTATGCTATGCGTTGGTCTTCAGGTGAAGATTTGAGTAATTTGTCTTCCGCAACATTCAAGCGTCATCGAGCAAATCTTAGAAAAATCGGAATTGATATTGCAACTCCATGTGATATTGAGAAATTTCAGGCTGTTCGAGTTATATCTTGTGAAAATATCATTGTAAGACCATTTAAAGCCCCTGATTTTTATCAATTTCCAAGTAACGCTCCGCAGTTACGTTTTGTTGTTTAATAAATAAGTCTTTTCATCATTAATTAGGAGAAATCAATTATGCGTACCGGATTTTATATTGTAGGTATTTTAAAAGGTTATAAATCTTCATCTTTCACTAATCGAGAGACTGGAGAAGTAAAAGATCGTCATAACATGGGAGTTCAATTACAAGAGCCTGATGGTTATGGCGGTTATAACACATCAATTCAAGAAATTAAAATTGATGATCGCTCTATGAATGATGCGTTAAGAAATACGATTAATCGCTTAAAGGATAAATTGGTTATGGTACTTGTTTATCCGCGCGAATGGGCTATGGAAAATGGTCGTAAGGGCATCACATATAATTTTGATGAAAGTTCACTTATTGAAGAATTAAAACAATGAGCGATGAAATAGAAATTACAACTAAGTTTTGTCACCCTTATATGAATTTCGGTGGAGATGGTTGTAATGATGTGATTTTGAAAGTGCCAAAGATAGAGGCAGTCAAACTTCAATCTGTGGCAAATTCAAATCATGGAGACCAACAATTTTCAGTAAATGATTTTATTCATTATTCTGATAGTTTTGGTTTTCCGTTTGGTCTTGTGCTTATTTTTTACTTAATCGCTAAAGCTGTTGGAGCAGTCGTAACGATTTTTAAATAAGCGCATTATTTTAGCTTAAATATAAGGATTTTTCTTATGTCAAAATTTAAAAAATATCTCATTGCTGCTGTAGCTTTAGGATCTTCCGTTGGTGCTTTTGCTGGCAGTGAATCGTCACAAAAAGTACAAATTGATGTTTCCGGTATGCTTAATCAAGTTGATTTTTCAACAGTGATTGCCGGAATTATCGCCGCAGGCGGTGTGTTAATTGGTCCGCGTATTGCCAAAATGGGTATCCGCTTTATTTTGGGACTATTTGGAAAATAACAATAACAAGGGGATTTACGTCCCCTTTTTTCTTTGGGGTGCGTATGTTATGGGATTTTGCTTATTTTCTTTTGGGTACGGTATGCGGTTTAGTCGTGGTGCTTGGCTTAAATGGATAGTGATTTTTAGTTTTATTTTTAACGTTGTTTTATCCTATAAAGCTAACGCTAATCCGTTACTTGCCCGTGTGGTATTAGCTGAAGTGCTTGAAGGGATTGTTGCAAGACGGGCTGCGGTTTCTGTGGTTGGGAGAACTGCCGCAAATGATGCCGCTTATTTAGCGACAAATGAAGCAGCAATAGGATTACGTGCAGCACAGACTTATCGGGCGTTGGGAACGGTTGCGGCAAATGACGCAACATTTGCTGTTGGTGCAACATCAACATTACGCAATGCGAAAGATATTTCATGGGTTGCGTTAGCGTTAACATCAGGTGCAATTACGCTTAAGGATTTGAATGTAGAAAGTAATAGCAAAATCGGGGTTGCTTTTGAGCCTACTGCTGTTCCTTTAGCTGATGGTCGTTATGCGATAAATGTGAATGGTGAAACAAAAGTTGTCAACGCAATGCCGAGTCTGAAAGATCCAATTATTTATCAGTATTCAAAAGAAAAGAAACAGATTTCGGAAAATTCACAGGATATTTATAAATCCGATGTCTTAGATAAACATTATAAATATTTCAATACGTTAAGAACGGGGGAGTACGCGCAATCAAATTCTATTGAAAAATTGGCTGAATATATCGCGCAAGAGGAATGGGGAGGAAAAGGAGAAGAAAATTATTCGGAAGTCAATATTGAGGGCAAGAAATACCGTTATCTACGTTCACAAACTACCGTAGAAAATCGTTATTTACGTCATCAAAAAATAGGTAATATGATTTATCCTGAAGTTCGTCAGATATTTACCGAAAAACAATTAAACTATGATTTTGAGCCGATTTTAGAGGGAAATACTGGCTCGCAAATCGTTTATTCTTTTAATCCACCTAAACCTTCGGATTATGAAGTTTCTACACGTGTAAATAATTTAACCTACATTAGATTTGAAGAAAATCAACATTGGGTAGGTGATTTTCCAACAACCTCATCAGATAAGCAGTTAAATTCAGTCGCAGATTTAGATTTAAATCTTTATACCAAACCCTTAACCTCCACACAATTAGCGTTATTGTATAACGCCTTATTAATGTCTGCCGCGTCTCAGCCAGGTTATATTGGAGTTCCGTTTAGTGCATCTGATCCGATTACATCGGCAGAAGTACAAGCACAATTAAATAAATTAGGTAAAACGGCAACCTTTGCCGATTTATTTGCTAAAGCAGGTGTAGGAAATCAATTATCCATAGGCACATCAACCCAACCACAACCTATTCCACAACCCACACCGAATCCCGGTACGCGTCCAGGTGAAGAAAAAGATGATGAAGATATTGATGATGAACCCGAATATCCTGAACTTGAGTCACCCACAGCACGACAAATTTTAGAGCCATTTAATCAGTTTTTTCCGCAGCTCAAGAATTTTCATTTAGCCGATCGTGCTGTGCAGTGTCCAACGTGGGAAGGGCATATTGATTATTTAAATATTGATGTTCGATTAGATAAGCATTGCCAATATGTAGAGCAAAATAAAGCCGTGATTACTTCCTTGATGCTGCTTATTTGGGGAATTGTCGCATTAAGAATTTTATTGAGTGCATAAGGAATAACAATGGGTAGCTTAATTTTACGTTTATTTAGTGGTTTTCTTGGGTTTGCTTTTAAAGGTATTGTTGCAAAATTTTTTGTTTTTTTCGCACTTTTCTTTATTACAACGGAATTTATTCCCGTGGTGATTGAGTTATTTTTGCCAAAAGAGATACCAAATTTAAATGCGTTATTTAGTGGTTTACCTGATTCTATTTGGTATTTTCTATCAATATTGCAAATTCCAACAGGAATAACATTGGTTATTTCGGCAATGTTGGCGCGTTTTATTATTCGTCGTTTACCAATTATTGGCTAGGGAGCATTATGGCTATTTCGGCTTATGTGGGGTTACCTGGACACGGCAAATCTTATGAAGTGGTGAAGTCTGTCATTATTCCCGCCATTGCTTCGGGGCGTAGGGTAATTTCAAATATTTACGGATTAAACAAACAATTAATTGAAGAATATTGCCTATCAAAAGATAAAAAATTGTCGCCTGATAACTTAGGTGAATTGGTTGTTGTTGATAATGATTTATGCTTAGGTGTGGATTTTTACCCTTACAAGAACGCAATAGATAATAATATTGAAACCTTTTGTAAAGCAGGAGATTTAATCATTATTGATGAAGCGTGGCGATTTTTTCCAAAGAAAGAAAAAATCAATGATAACCACTTTTCATTTTTATCAGAACACCGACATTTTACGGATAGTAACGGCATTTCTTGTGATTTTGTCATATTGAATCAGGATTTAACCAATTTACAAAGAGAGCTTGTGGAGCGGATTGAAACGACATTCAAAATGACAAAATTGGTTGCTGCAGGGTTAAAAAGTCGTTATCGGGTTGATGTGTTTTCGGGTAATAAATGTTGGAAAACCGCAAAGACGGCAAGTTATCAAGAAAAGTATGATAAGGCTATTTTTCCGCTTTATAAAAGCTATGAAACCGATAATGGACGGGAATTAGTCACAGATAAACGGCAAAATGCGCTGAATAAATCCAGTATTAAATATTTTGCCGTGTTTGCCGTATTGATTGTCGGGTTTTCGTTATATAAGCTCATTAGCTTTTTTACGCCACCTGAACAGGATACGCCAAAAGTTGAACAGACATTAAGCGAAAATAAGGAAATTGAAGCGATTCCATTAAATAATCAGCCACAACTTCAAGTAACTTTACCGTTATCAACGCAATGGCGCATAACAGGGGAGTTACAAAAATCAGGAAAAGCCTTTGTGATTTTGGCTGATAACCAAGGTAATTTACGGTTAGAACCACGTTCTAACTTTAATTTTACGGGGCGAATGTTGGAAGGCATTATTGATAATCAACGGGTTAATTATTATTCTGGAGTAAAATAATGAAATTACAACGTAACATTTTATGTTTTTTTTCCTGTTTTTTGTTTGGTGTGGCGCAGGCAAAAAATGTTGATTTTAAGCTTGAAGCCGTACCGTTACCGAAAGCGGTAGGAATGATCTATGATGAAGTTTTAGAAAAGCCTTATATGCTTGATCCAAAATTAGCAGCAGATACACGGTTAATCAGCTTTCATACCAAGGAAGACCAAGATTTTAATCAGTTTATTACACGCTATTTTGAAAATATGAACATCAAAACCTATGAGAAAAATGGCGTAGTTTACCTTGCGCATATTGAGCCAAAACCGCTCAAAATTATCAAACACAGTTTTGTTTATAATCCTGTTCATCGTGATACAGAATATCTTGCGCAGTTTTTACAAGGAGAGGGGCAAGTCTCGGCAAGTGGTGATAAGCTCGTTTATTATGGAACAGCGGAAGATATTGCAAGAATTAAATCGGTTTTAAAATCGGTTGATACGCCAAGCCGTGAAGTCGTTGTAACGGGTTATGTTTTTGAAGTACAGGACATTGCCAAAGAAGGAAGCGGAATTAATTTATTGGCAAAATTGCTATCGGGAAAACTGGGTATCGACATTGGTTATAAACAAAACTATGAAAATTTTATTACAGTTAATGCAGGGAATTTGGATGCAATGATTGAGTTATTTCGCACTGATGAACGCTTTCAAGTCGTTAGTAGCCCAACGTTGCGTGTAAAATCAGGTTCAAAGGGGAATTTTTCAGTAGGTTCTGATGTGCCTGTTTTATCAAACGTTACCTATCAGGACGGCAGACCTATTCAATCTATTGAATATCGTTCTTCTGGTGTGATCTTTGATATACAACCAACGATTAAAAGTAATGCGATAGACTTAAAAATCAATCAACAACTTTCTAATTTTGTGAAGACGGATACGGGCGTAAATCAATCGCCAACACTAATTAAACGCGATATTGTTACTGATGTTACGCTTAAAAGTGGTGATGTTGTGGTTTTAGGCGGACTGGCTGAAAACAAATTAACAGAGGGTGAAACAGGTTTTTCATTCTTGCCGAAAGGCTTCTTGACGGGAAAATCTAAATCAAACACTAAGACAGACATTGTAATTTTATTGCAAGTTAAAATGATCTAATTGAATTTCATAAAGTAAAAGCCACAAAGGGTAAAGGAGTTATACTCCTGCGCTTTGTGGCTTTTACTTTATTATGTTTTACTTGAAGAACTAGCTAGACAAGAGTCATTATATTTCTTCAAAAATAAACTGCTCCCATTCATCAATAACAGGCAATTTTGAAAGCTTAGTTTTCTGAATCCTATCAGATAAAGATAATCTACTATATGAAGTATTTGCGGAACATTGCTTTAATTGAGAAGAGTTTAGTTGGCAATCTGTTTTTTTAAGTATTTCAGTGGTTATAGCAGCATTCATTGTTATAGCACCGTTAGGGTGGGGGTGTTGGGGGGAAATGCTGTGCATTTTCCCCTGACGGTAGGCGCAGCGGCTGCAGCGCCGGTATCAGCGATATTGATTTGAAAAAATGAACATCTTGCGCGTGCTATTTTTCAAAAAATCACCACATTAAATTCGCCCCTGTAAATAACAAAGAGATAGTGAATTACTTACAGGACTTAATGCGAAACGCTCGAATACATATTTTATTTAGGCATTTTTCTATAGAACATCACTTTTTTTCTTGCATCAGGGCTTCTGACATAAATAAGCAAAATGTACATAGATAAAATAAACAGAATAAATGCAAGAATGCCAAAAAGGCTAAAGCCTGCAGATCCACTTAGATTTTGTATAGACGTAAAAATATGTTCACCCAAGAAACGTAAGGTGAAATAAGTACCTATAACGCTGATAATTAATGAGATGATGAAATAAGGTATTAAACTTTCACCATACTTAACTGTAGCTTGGCAACCTCTGCAAACCTTAATACCTCTTTCTGATTCTGTAAAACAGAATGGGCATTTAATAATTTCATTTTTATTATCAGTCATGCTGACTCCTTTCTATCTAACTAAGTTGGAATTATATATAAATGTAGGTTTTTCTATCAAGTTACAAGCTCAGGCTTGAACATAGATAATCTTTACATTTCATTGACATTTTAACCTAACCATTCAATAAAACGATAAAGTATCGCGTTACAACGTGTTATCTAGCCTTATTTTGTCTTGTTTTACTAGTATCCGTGACTTGTGCATAACTGTGTGATTTATTTAATCCGTAGTTTTCGCTAACCTGATAACTAATTTCGCATAATGATTTTTCGGATTATGTTACAATTTGCAGCGCGGTATAATGGCGCAGCACCGCGCAAGAATTTACACATAATCCGCCGTTATGCGAAATTCAAGTTATTAGGTTATGGCAAATATTACATTGAAAGATATAACGCCTATACACTTTCTAAATGCTGTTAGGTTACTAAAGGCTGATGATTATAGGGTTTATTGCACGTTAGATACGATAGAGATCAGATTTGATACAAAACGGTTTTATACGCCCGAAGAAACTCAAGCGCGCTTTGACCTTTGCGAACATTTGGCCGCATTTTTGACAGAGCTAAAAAATTCAAGCGTACCAGTAGATAAAGAAGAATTTATAAAAGTTTTTAGCCCTGCATATCCAAAAAGAACATTTCATAAAAGAAAATAGCCGAAAATTATCGGCTATTTTGCTATTCATCACTGTTTAAAAATTGCTCGGAAAAGTTCGGGAGTTCTGTAACACCCGAACTTTGGTATCAAACTTGATACTTTTTTATATTTATTCTTTTTCTCTATATATAGCCTTTGAAATAAAAGCTTCTTTAGAATTTGGGGCAAGTTTTCCTATCATATCTAGCTTTGCTTCATTAAGATAGTTTTCTATCATAAAGTTAACAACGTCAGTCCATTTGGTCACTTTACCTGTTTTAGCTGTGATCTCAACTGCCACTCTTTCAATTCTCATATGTGTTTCGGCAGGAACACCCAGATTTTTTCGTTTATTCATACTTTTATTCATTCAAAATAATGCATCTATGATTCTATATCATAGCTCACAAAAATATTTTTTTCATTGTGATACATTTCACTTGCTCACAAATGATTTTTGATTTATTTTATTATCACTTGTGATACTGTGAGCGTGTGTGATGAATTTCTTTATTGACTGGTTAGAAATAGAACAAGACTTTGGAATTGATATTCCTGATGAAGTCTTACTTTCTATTTTTGACTTTGGTTTAGTGGGAATTCATTTAGACACTGGTGAAATGCAAAGTGGTATTAAGACGGGAACATATCATCATAAAGGCAGTTATTGCGATGAAGTAAGTTTAAAAATTTCAGGTTCAGTTATTCGCATGGCTGGCAATCCAAGTAGATGGGGGCGAGTAGAAAATGTTTTTGGTTTTGATACTGTAGATAGCTGCGTTTCCTGTTTTAATTCAATTCTTTCCTCTCTTAAATTACCAATCTTTACTCGCTGCACTGAAATTTTTTATCGCCAAGGAGAAGATGGTTCTAAGGTCTCAAAATTTTCTAATGGCGCAATCATTAAACGTTTAGATATTACTACTAATAAAGCTGTTGGTAAGGGTAATGAGCGTACTTTTCTAAAAGCTTTATCACAGATGCGTTA